CTTGCCACCATTCCAAAGCATATCCTCCTCATTACGTTTCACGATATTTCCACCGCCAACATCAAGAGTATCTTTTATCTTGGCATCAGGCATCTCATATCTCCACTTGCCATCAGCACCTCGTTCCCATCCAGTAGCCATCTTGATAACCTTGGCATCCTTCTTCGCCTCTTCCATCTGCTTAGCAACATCCAGATTATCCATGCGGATAGTTTGCTCATCAGCCTTATCAGCCTCAGCAGCTCCCTTCTCTCCAGCAAACATGAAGCGAATATCGCTCTTGCGAGAATTGAAACGCTTAGAAGGAGGAATAACGTCACCCTCATCATCATAGGTAACAAGGTCGTTCAACTTTCTATTATTCTTGGCATTCTTGTATTTATATTCCTTGCCATCATCAAAGCCAAACTCATTTGCGTCATTACCATCCCACCACAGTTGAGTAGCCGGAACTTCGTCTTCAATGATACGATATTTGCCTTCCAGTCGGTTCGTTCCGTGCATTTCGGCATATTTCTTAGAAGGAGTAACCCAGTCACCATTACGCAACTTTCCTTCCTTCACAGAAGTTGGAACAGCACGATAAACCTTTACCTTAACATCCTTCTCGCCATTCTTAATGGCATCAATAGCCGTATTGATAGCTTTCACAGATTCCAATCCATGAGGAGTGTTCTGCGAATAACGCTCAGGGTGAGAGAAGTAATCATCCGGCTGAGGAGTATAGCCCAAGGCAATATCCTCCAGATTTACATCTGAGCCACTGGATTCCCAATCGTCACGTCTCGCCTTGTCGCTTTCATATCCAGGGTTTCCCGGTGCAGCCCATGCACCTACACCCTGATATGCGCTTTCGGTATCGTCATATCCCTTACGTCTGGCAGCCTCATCAAGCATTTCCCTGGCTGTAGCATCATCACCCTTAGCAAGAGCATCCATATACTGCTTGTCAAGTTTATCATCAGGAATCAAAGAAAGTTCCTCCAAGTGCTTTTTGCGCTTGGCTTCCTCTTCCTCAGCTCTCTTTCTTGCAGCTTCCATGGCGTTACGCTGCGCCTCCATCTGCTGCTTGCGCTCCTCTATCATGGCATCAACGTCACCAAAGTTCTCCTTCAAGGCTTCATTTACAGGCTTGGTGTACTTAAGAAGTTCCTTGAAAGAGGAAATCTTATCTTCATTTGCCTGCAACAGATGGCGTTTGATATTGGCTCTGGCACGTGCAGCCTCAGCAGTAGACCCCTTCTTAATAGCATTGGCATACATTGCCACATCAGCCTCATCAACCCCAAATTGCTGAGATACAACTTTTATTTTATCCTCCACAGATAAATTTCCACCATTTTCCTTGGTGATTTCAAAGGAATTGCGTATCTTTGCATCGCTATGAGGATTCAGGACGCTATCCTTTCCGCTTGGGTTATTTGCGGATGGAGTTAATGCCGAACCTTGATTCTCGCCCAAGGAATTAGAATCGCCTCTGAAACGATTCCATAGCATTTTTGATTCCGTTAATTCTTTCAACAATTTTGAAGGCTCTATTTGATGAGCACTGATTGAAACTTCATCCTCGCCTTGCTTTACGGTGATTGATTCAAAGTTCAGAATCTTTGTTCCGTCTACTTTCTTGAAAGACTTTACAAACAGATACTTGGTCTGTCTTTCTGCACCTTCTTTAGGAGCAGGCTTCTCTAAGATAACATCTGGACGCTCCAAGGTAGGTTTCAATAGACCAAATCGTTTGATTCTGTCTTCTCTACCAGCCTTTTTATATTGGTTTTCACCTAACTTGATGCTACCTATTGGCGTATTGACACGACCATCCTTGCCGAAATCCTGTAACCAGTTATCCTCTGTATGTTCGAGGATTCTTTCAGGCTCAGCATTATCAGCCATCTGCTGGCGTAAAGACACAGCTTCGTCCTTGGTCATTTGACCTTTCAGCACGGTACGTGGGTCCACTCCCTGCGCCAAGTCTCTCAGCACAAGGTTACGAATATCCTCCAAAGTCATTTTCTTGATGTCCTCAGGCTTCCACTTGGTGAAGGTCTCCAAAGTCCAATACCAGAACTTCTTCAACCAATTCTTCAATCGGTTGATGATAGTAAGCTCTTTAGCAGTATCTAACGGATTTTCCTTAATGGCATCCTTCGCCATCTGTTCCAAGATGGCAGCACCGTCCTCACCGGTCAGACGAGCAAAAGCCTCATCGCAAATCTCATCATCGCTCAGATGCTTATAGTTAGGGTCCTCCTTCAAATCAGCAAACAGTTGTGTCTGCATGATGAGTTTATCACCATGCTCAATAAGCTCCGGATTCATTTCCTTGGCAGCAGTGCGCCAAAGATGCTGATACTCATGTATAGGAGTATTAGGATTCAGATGCTCCTGATTCAGCACAATCTCCTTGCCATCAGTGTAGCCATAAACCACACCCTTTCCCTGCGCAAATTTGGTATTACCCACGATATTTGCATTGTTCTCGTCAAAGATAACATAGTTGTAATCACCTTCCTTTGCACCGCCATGAATCATGCCAGCAGGGTACTTGATACCGACAAAACCATTATCAGAAAGAATCTGACTAGCGGCATTATCACCTACATAAGTACTCAACTTTCTGTAAAGTTCCTCACCAAGGTCAGCATCCTTAATATCTCTAACTAGGTCATTGTACCAGATGGTAGCGAGTACATCATCAGGAGTAGCATCCTTCAAATACTCGTTTAAAGCAAGTACATCATCATCTGCCACATAATTCTCAATCACATCCTTAATATCTGATTTCAGTTTCTCAACTCTTCCAGCCACATCTGTTGTGTTAACATAAGTCTTCAATGTATGAGCAATGAAATCATTAAGAGGAGTAGCCTTGAAATCATTGAAACCTTGATTATCTGATACTACCTTATAGGCATCTTCTGCCACCTTCTGCTTATCCAAGGAATCAGGAATCGTTCCTTCCCAATCCAGATAGTTGCTACCATTATCATCAGGAATATCCACATCGTAACGGTTCGCATTTCCCTGAGTCAGATAGTCTTCATCAAGGGAATCAATCCACTTCAAACCTTCCTTATACTCTGCAAGTCTATTCTTCAAGTTCTGCTCATATTCTGTTCCCTTCTCTCTATCCTTCAAGTTTTCAAGGGTACGCTGAATATCGTTGGCATCAGCACCGACACGTTTCTTGGCAAACTCCTTGGCACTTGCCACACTACCGCCAGTTGCCACATCGTTCACCATTTCACCAAAGACTCTTCTCTTGAAAATATCGCCCTTCACCCCATCAGGGTAGCGCATATTCTTATAGAGGTCTTCCATCTTTCTCTGCTTGGCTCTCTGAGCATACTCACGTCCAATCTTGCTAGAGTTGGTAACATACACACCATGCCCGAAGCTCTCACTTCCCTCACCTTCCAAGGCATGCGACAAATCAAACTTATCGAAGCTAGCACCAGTACCATGATAAGTACGCAAGAATCTCACTCCAGGCTGTACAATAGCCTTTAACTGTCTATCCAAATCCTTATATTTAGCAAACAAGGAATCAAGCTTATCTTGATATTTCTCAATAGCCTTATAATCAAACTCCCTCCAAACATCATCAGGAATATCGTTTTCAGAAGCCAGTCCATGCTCATCCATGTACTCCTTCATCAACTGATTTTGATACTCCTTACGTTCCTGCCCGGTTAATTTATAAGCCTCCTCAGTCTCCTTAATCTGCTTTTTCAACTCATCCTTCTTACTAGTCTGAGCAGCTATCTTATATGGGTCAAACTCCGAAGGAAAAGAGCCAGTAAGCCCTGCTACATTGTCCTCAAAACTCTTGTCAAGATTGAAAACCTTGTAGTTTCCCCACATCAACCTATTCAGATAGGTACGTTCCTTTCTTGCCAGCTCCTGCTTCTGGTAGTACTCCGGCATCTTATTCGGATTGCTCATATCCACCACGGCATACTGCGCCCATTTGTTTGGTCGCAAATCCTTGGCAAAGTTATAAGCATTCTCGGCAGCCTGCTTCTCCTCAGGAGTCTTAATCTTAAATCTCATTTCAGGCTGATTCAGCAGCATGGCAAGATTCAGATTATCCTGCGCCTCAGCCACCTTCTCCATATCCTCGTTGCTTATCACCTTCACCGGAATGCCAGCCTTCTTTAGCATGGTAGAAACAGCATCGTAAGCCACCTTCTGCGCCTCCGTCATATCAGATGGCTTCACCTCCTTCACATCACGATTAAATTTCGCCTGTTCCTTCTGCACCATAGCATACTCCGCAAATGGCTTAGTCTTGCGGTCGGAAGACTCTAACCACTTATCGAAGGTAGCCTTAGGCACAGCAGTAACCTTACCAAGTCCCTTCCAGTCCTTGGAGTAGTTGGCAAGATAAGCCTCTGTAGCAGCCTCCTCAGAAGGATAGCCATACATCACCTTATGCTCGTCAAACTCACCAGTCTCTGGGTTCACCTGGTCAACAACATAAACGTTACCATCAAAAGAATCAAGGTCAGCAGCATCATTGATGAACATATCAATATGGTCACCATCCACGCCAATCTTGCCCAAGATATAGCCATAAGTATCGTGCATGGTCACGCTCCAAGGCTTGCCCTGCTCGTCCTTACCGCTACGTGTTGCGCCCTTCGGTGTCTCTACAGTAAAGTCATAGCCACCGAAGGACAAATGTCCCTTCTTATAGTTACCAGCCTTCTTCTGAGCCTCAGAAGGGTTAGGCTCAGTCTCGGCAATGGCATTCTTTAAACGTTCTCCGAAGGATGCTTCTTGCGGTAGATGTGCGCCTCGAATAGCTGAGCCTTCGCCACGTTCCAAGCTGCCAGTCTCTTGTCGCCCTGTGCGTCCGCTATCAGTGCCTTCTCCAATCTCGGACTCAGAAGATGCTTCTCTGCCACTAATTTCTTCGCCTTGGCGATTTCCTTCATCAACTCCTCTCCGTGAAGAGTCGCTACCCAGGTCACCGCCTCCTCCATATCCTTCTTCATTGCTTCTGTCATCATAATCTGCTATTTCTGGTAAAATTGATTTAACATATTCTTTATACTCACGCTCACGTTCCTCAGCCTCCATCATATGGTCGTATTCCATGCCTTCGATGGCGTTAAGTTCGCTTTCAGAAGGCAAAGATAATGTTTTATCTTGAATATACGAATTATATTCTTCGATTTCTGCCTGTCTTTCGATAATTTCACGCTCTTTCTGGGCTTCATACCATTCTTCCTCTGCCGAAAGTTCCTCCTCTGCTGCAGCAATTCGGTTCATAAGTGCCACGTTACGCATATCCTTCACGTTGTCGTAGGACTTGAACATATCGAGCAAGGTGTTTCTCACATCTTGGTCAGAATATCCCATATCCTGCAAGTTTACAGGAAGGTCATTGTACACTCTCACGGCAAACTCATTAACCGACATACCGGTTCCTTTCTTGGCAATAAGATAATTGAACTTATTAGAATCATACCGCTTGCCAATACCAAACTTGAAATTACTCTTGCCCAACTCATATTGAAGAGATTCCGGATTCAAGCTATGTGGACTCAAAGATTCAGATACAGCCTCTTCCAAAGTCTGAGGCGTTAAGTCCATAACATCAATAGAAGCATCCTTGTATATCTCTTTGATTGACCCAAGGTCATTCTTCTTCAACGCATCAGCCACAAGAACCTTGCGCTGCTCAGAAGGAGTCAATTCTTCCATCGCCTTGGCTCTCTCCTCCTTATTCTCTGCACTATATAGAGTATTGAGCAACTTATCCTGTGCCTTCAAATCCTTTGCCGATGCAGAGAGATTAGCCTGTCTAGCCTCCAACTGCGCCTTGGTAGTGTTCAATTCTTTCAACTGGTCAGCCGAATAATCAATATCACCATTCATATATTGCTCCAGGGCTTCATTAATATCATCTATCTGTGGCTGCACCTCATCGTTCTGAATATGATAGATGCGCTTACGCTCAGAGGCAATATAATTGCTAGCCTCATCCATGGTAGGATATTGCTTCTTCAATTCTTTATTGTCAAGCACAGCCACCTCACGCTCATCCGAAGGACTGCCAACACTATCGTCCACACCTGCCTTCTCGATTTCAGCCTTGCGCTCATTCTTCAAGGTTCTAGCCTCCTCTGGAGTCATAACCTCCTTGCGGATAGCATTCCAGTTCTTATAACGAGTTTCAAGGTCGGCAATCTGCTCATTTACAAGTGCCAAGTCGTTCTCCACCTTCTGAGCCTTCTCTGGGTCCAAGTCGGCATTGAGAGATAGCCACTCCTCATATTCAGATGCAGCCTTTCTCTTGTTATCCAACTGTTCCTTGATGTCAGAACGGCTACCACTGATAAGGTTCATCAGTTTACCATGGTCATTGCCAAATTGCTCCTGTAGATACTCAGCTGCCACCTTTGGCTCTGTGTCCTTAGACGAATAATCTGGCTGTCCCATGCCCAAGCCAACGATACCTTCATTATATCGTTGCTTCTTGTCTGCCTCAGCCTTGGCTGCATCATCGTTGGCACGCTGTACATCCTCGGCATCCAGCTCTGCACCAATAGAGGAATCGAGTGCGTTCTGTCGCCAAGAGTTAAACTCATCCTTGGTCAGGGCGATATTGTCCTTGCCATCAGAAAGCACAATCTTGCCATCCTCGCTATATCCTGCAAAGGTCATTTGCATTGGTTCTTCACCTGCTTCCATGACAACCTGCACGGTGTCGCTAGGCTTCAACCCACTGCCATCATACTGGGCAAAGAACTGCTGCTGTCTAGCATTCTTCTGCTCAGTAACCTGCTGATTGATGTAATCATCCATAGGAACTGGCGTACCCACTTCCTTGATTTCGGCACTAGAAACCTGCTTGATGGCAGGATTTCCATCCTCATCAGGCACAACCACGAAGCCCCCACCATACTCATTGGCTTTCTTCAAGAATACCTGCTGACCAGTAGTAAGGGTAGCTGGAACGATGTTTCCGTCTTCGGTCTGATAAGTCCAAAGAAGCTCCTTCAAGGCATCACCATAGCCATCATCAGCATGTTGCAGAGCATCATAAACGCCCTTCTTGGCATCCTGAACCTCCACATACTTACGCACGGCATCCTGTTGTGCTGGAGTCATTGAGTTGGCACTCTGAGCCACAAACTGCTCCATGTCCTTGCCATCCTCATACGCCTTCACCACAACATTCATCTGTGCCTCATCATCACCAAAGGCACGCTTCAATCTAGCCTTCGACACATCATCGTTATGGTCAATCGCTTTCAAACCCTCAACATCCCCATTCTGGTAGGCATTCTGTCCCATCACATAGGCATTAGACTTACTTTCATTGGAAGCGGTATTAGAATCAGAAGGGCTGGCACCGTTCTCCATCAAAGGTGTACCCTCCACATTTGTAGGCGTTTCACCCCCAACTGGAAGCGTTGGCGGTTCTGTTGGTGGAACATCAGAAGAAACAGAAGCATCTACAGGCTTTTCCGCTGTAGCCTCAGCATTCTCAGCCGAAGCACCACCTTCTTGTGTGGCACCAGGCAGTTCACGCTGTCCCTCAATCAACTTTTGATTCAGCTGTTCCTTTGCATCGTTCATTTCTCGTATCAGTACGATGTCGTTATAGAGCTGCTTCTGGTATTCCTCCACAAGTTTCTGTTGTTCTGCAGTGCGAGACTTGCCATCACCTTCTAGAGCCTTGCGAAGCGTACCATGTTCCACACCTTGCGAATCCTCGAAGGTGCGCACATACTCCTTCATGATAGGGCTATTCTCGAAAGCACTATCATAGAAGTGGCGATAACTGTTCACCATCTGCTGCTCCTGCTCGGTCAGTTCCATGCCTTTCTGCTGTTTCTGCATGATGTCACCGATGGCACTGGCATTCTGATGAAGATAGATTGCAGCCTTATCCTCGTCATTCAGTTGCTCACCTGCGGCATACTTATCCCTAGCTTGCTCATATATGGTGTTCAGTCTGTCCTGCAAGGCATCGGTATGGTAAGCCTTTTCATACTCAGAAGTGATATTCAGCGACTTCTCGAAGTCTAGCTTCTTCTCGTCCTTACGAGCAGCTTCATGCGAAGAGTATTCCTTACGTTCCACCACTCCACCATCCTTGTTATAGGTATCGAGATAGTATTTGCCATCATCACCAAGATAAACTTCTGAGTCGATAACTGGCGAGAAGGAAGAAGGGCGTTTTCCTTCCACCACAGCCATCATCTTTGCCTTCAATACCTCTGGCACGCTCTTATCGTTCATCAGGTTCATGTACTTATCAGTGAGTTGCCCCATCATCTGCACACCTTCACCATCTGCACGATAACCATTGATGCCCAACTTCTCGAAGGCATCACGCAAATCATCATAGCCGAATCTCTTCAACTCGGCAATATCTCGGTCGTTGAAGTCAAACTTTCTGTTAAACTCCTTTGCATCCTTGAATCGGGCATACTTGCCCACCATGCCAGGCAAACCGATGGAAGTAAGGTTAGCCATACTCTCCAAGAAACTCTCAGCTGCATCCTTGCCTGTAGGCTTGAAAGATGGATCCTGTGCCATACGCTCCAACATCTGCTGACCGGTCATAATGCTAGAGTCCACCACCTTGCCACCTACATCCACAAGGATATTGGTAGCCAAACCTCTTCCCTTGCCTACCATGTTGGCAATAGTACCACCTTGCATAATGGCACCTACGGCACTCTGCTTAACCACCTCGCCCAAAGTATTGGCAAGAATCTTGCCCACAGAAGGATTGTAAACCTTGCCATTCTCATCAAACTGACCTGTACGATAGATTTCATCGAGAGGCTTGGAGATAGCCGACTGTCCACCGAAGGTTACTGCACCATGAGCTGCACCAGTCTTCAACGCCATTCCCTTACTCTTGCCAATGAGAACCTTGGCTGCACGCTCTGCCATCTTGGCTTCCATGCCCTTAGCCATCAAGTCGCTAGCCAGTCTCCCTTCTGCCTTGGCAAGCATACTCTTTGTTACCTTGCCACCTGCGGCACCAGGAAGCCAATAACTCCAAGCATCACCTGCGAAGGTCAACGCTCCACTAGCCACGTTCTCCCAGAAGCCCGGCTGATACTGCTGATTGGCAATATCCTCCAGCCAGTTCTGGTAGTCCGTCTGAACAGCCTTGCGAATAATCTTACCCACAATAGTGTTACCCAAACCAGTCTTCATAATGTACTCTGCACTACCCTTTGGTATCATATTCTTCACCTCCAACTGATTGAGCTGAGCCTTCAACACGTCATCAATCATCGGCTTAAACTGCTTAGGATTTCCGCTCAGAGTTCCATTCATGCCATATCGCTGCATCACCTTGAAGGCTGCGTTGCTCATATCGTTCAGGAACTGAGGATTCTTGTAAAGGCCATTAAATTTCTTCTGCAATCTGTTGAGAGTCTTCTGAGGGTCTTTGGCTTGATTAGCCTCATACTGAGAAGCGATGGCAGTACCAAGGCGAAGACTGGCTGGAATATTCCTTCCTTCCATACCTTCGTTGAATGCCTTGCTACCTTCTTCCTGAGCCTTGTTATACTCTTCCACTACAGATGGATTCACATACTTACTGATAACACTAGAAAGAGCCTCATCAATATCCTGGTTCATCAACTGGTTCTGAATAACCTCATCATTTGAATAGAGACGAGTGGCGAGGTCTTCCGCTGTTTTTCGGTAGTTCTCTCCATACTTCTTCACAAGACTTTCTACCATAGCTGGCTTCACCATACCATTGATAAACTGGTCATAGCCATGCGTCTGGGTGATATACTGTCCAGTCTCATCCAAGGCAACACTGTTCATGATACCATACTGAGAAGCCATCTTCTTCAAGTTGTCCTGCACAGCATGAGAATGCCAGCCATTCATTACAGCTTCGTCCACACCTTCTACAGTATCTCCCAACTTTGATACAAACTCATCAGTAGTTCGCTGAGCGAGGCGATTTGCTGCACGGTTCATGGCTCCCATAGCCATACTTTGTGCCTCCTCTTGATTCTGAGCTTGTCCGCTAGCCATCAAGTCATATATAGTTTCAGACAAAGCATCGCCCTTGCCTACATATTTATTATAGATAGCATCCACCTGCTGGACTGGAGCTGCACCTGTAATTGCATCAACATCCTTCACAGTAGGCTTAGGTTGCTCGGTAGCTGGTGCATTCTCTTGATTAGAATGCTGTACCTGCTGATTATTGTCTTGTGGCTGCTGCATATTACCACCAAGAAGCATACTGGTAATCATGCCACCCATTTTCTGCTCCCTGCCGATATTACCTGCATCCACCTTCGGCATCATGCCGAGTACTTGCCAAATCAAGCTAGGC